CCCCCGTTGATCGGCGGAGCGCCGGGAGGAACAGGCCCGGCAGGCGCCGCGGGCTGCCAGTTGCCTCCGCTGTCGAGCGCACGTCCGGCATCCAGCAGGGAAGGATCGTACGGTGCATTGACCGGACCCATGGCGGCCGCGGCCTTGCTGAAGGCGTCGGCGAGATTTTTGATGGTCTCCGACTTGGTCTTGGTGTTCTTGGCCTGCTCGCCCTCGAGCGCGATCTTTTTCGCCTGCTCTTGGTCCGGGTCTGGCTGCCCCTGCTGCTCCATGCGGTCGAGCCACTTCTTCTTCACGCTCGCCTGTATCGGCGCCAGTTCGACCAGCAGGCCCGGCGGCACCTGCGCACCGCGCGAGGCCAGCGTCGACAGCGTGTCGAAGGCATCCTGCATCATGTTGATGGTGTCGGCGCCCTCGTCGATGATGATGTCGACGTCGAGCATCGAGACCTGATTGACCATCTGCGGCTGCAGCGTCATCGGGTCGTAGCGCAGCGCGTTGATTGCGATCATCTGCTGCTGCTCGTTGGCGTCGGTGACCCTGATCCAGCGCTGCGAGGTCCAGTGCTTCTTGGCGGCGCAGAACACCGCGCGGTAAACCCGCAGCTTCCAGTCCTTGTATTCGATGATGTACGGCCCCAGTTCGGCGATGCCCGCCTGCTGCATCAGCGCAATGGCGCGGCCGCTCTTGCCCTCGACGCCGCCCTGTCCGATCAGCGCCGGGTTGGGTCCGAAGTTCTCGATCTCCTGCTTGGCGTCCTCGAGGAACTGCAGTTGCCCGGCCATGTCGGCCTTGTTCTGCGCGTCCTCGAACTCAGGCTTCTCGATGTCCCACTCGATGATGCCGTCCGGCTTCTGGCTCTCGATGCGCGTCTTGTTGATGTCGACCGAGCCGCGGCGCGCCACCACCCGCCGCGAGTTGAGCAGGTGCAGCGCCTTCGAGTAGCGGTGGTTCATCTCGTCCTGCGTGTCCTTCATGTCGCGGAAGAACCCGTAACGGTCGCCGTCGGGGTCGACATTGGCAGAGAACATCAGGAACTTGTTGATGGTCTTGCCGTCGCTGTCCACGAACGGCGACACGCCCTCCATCAGCACCGTGCCGTAGGTGTAGAGCGCCCAGCACCACTGCCCGTTGCGGAAGTACCACTGGTCGACCAGCCGCACCCGCTTGCGCGTGGCGTCCATCCAGCGGAACGAGCGCGTGCTGTCCTCCGCCATCGAGGCGCCGCCGTCGGTCGATGTCTGCGTCGACAGCGCGTCCCACTTGTCCTCCGGGCAGAACAGTTTGGCGATCTCGATGTCGCACCACTTGGCGGTGCCGCAGAACAGCACGTCGGAGAAGTCCGCCTCGAAGCTGCGCGGATCATAGAAGATGGTGTCAGTGGCGAACTTGGTGAGCGTGATGTCGAGATCGCCCTGCGGCGTCTTCTTCAGGCCAAGTTCGAGACCGCCGATACCCTCGCGCGCAGCGTCCGCCGCCACCTTGCTCGACACACTCTCCCAGCGGTTGGCGTCAAGGATGTAGCGGATCACCGCGGTGGCGAGTTCTGCGTCAGGCTCCTTGCCCGGCTCGCGTGCGTAGCATTTCGGGTCTTGCCGCAGCCGCTCCACGAGGCCGACGACGCCGTTGATCTTGCGCTTGATGCGGTTGCGCGTGACCTTGGGCTGGTTGCGCAGCCGCAGCTTCTTGAGTTCATCCGCGGTCCACTGGTCACCGGCATTGTAGCGGCGCGCCTGCGCCTTCTCCATGATCTCCCATGTCTTGCTGGTGAGATAGTTCTCGTACTGGCGCCGCAGTTCGTAGGCCGGGAGATATTGCTGCTGGTCGTCCTGCTGACCGACCGGCTGGTTGCGCGCCGCGGTGGTCGCCTGTCCGTAAGCCGGTGACTGCTCGCCGATCATGAGATGCTCGGCAGTGTGAGTTGCGGCGGCTCGGTGCTGGCGATGTCGCGCTTGTTGATGCCGTCATCGAATGCGCACAGGCAGCCGCAGATGAAATCTGCCAGCACTTCCGCTGGCGTGTCAGAGCCGTGATCCTGATGGTGCCGCTCCAGCACCTCGATGAGGTCTTGCTTGAACGTCCGCCGCTCTGCCACGCGCCAGCCCCCGCGCTCATGCGAATGTTTTGTCGAACGAGACGAACTCGCGTTCAATATCCCTCTGAGTGTAACCGCTTTCAACACTTTTGTCTCGCGGTGGCTTGGTGCGGCCGACCGTCACCTTGTCGAGCAGTTGCCCGAACAGGCCGACCATGTCGCCGATGTCGTCGTGTTTGCCGTAGGGGAATGACAGCAACTCGCTCTCGAAATCGGCATACCATGGTGCCGTTACCGGGACGTACAGGCAGTCGAGCGCCATGCGGCCGCGGATCGACTGCGCCCGCACCGCCTTGTCGCCGCGGGTCGGGAACGGCGTGCAGAGCGTGTACGACTGGCGCTGCCGCATCATCTGGTCGCGGAACGGTCCCACGCCGCTCTTGATCTGGCCTTGCTCCTCGGCCCACTCGAGCGGCTTCCAGCGCTTGACCATGTCGCAGAATGCCTCGACCCACACGTCGGTCGACGCCTGCCTGCGCCAGAAATCGCACAGGTACATGCGGCCCTGCGGGTCCAGCCCGAACACGCCATGCACGGTGTAGTCGCCGCCGTCACTGGTTACCGCATAGTCGGAGGCGCCGTAGCACGACATCCGCTCGAGCGGCGGCAGGTGATCGTACGGCTTGAGGTATGAGCGCAGGAAAAAGTTGCCGGTCTCTGGCGACGGCTCCTGCTGGTACATCGCCTGCCAGTTGCGCGGCGACTGCATCGCCTTCTCACGTTGCAGGACGTGATTGTAGCCGTACTCGTCGTCGTCCCACAGGAACTGGCCCGGCTTGCGTCCGAGAGGATCGTCGGCACCGGCCTCGGCCTTGATCTTGATCACCTTCCAGCGCTTGCCGCTCTCGTTGAGGATACGGCCTGCGAGGTCGTCCTCGTGCCAGCGCGTCATGATCAGGATGATGCGGGCGCCGGGCTTGAGCCGCGGGATGAAGTCAGATTTGTACCAGTCCCACGTCCGGTCGCGCATCAACTGGCTCTCGGCGTCGGCCTTCGAGCGTACGGGGTCGTCGATCAGCCCGAGCAGCGCACGGAAGCCTGCAATGCCTGTGTCTACGCCCGCGGCGTAATACTCGGCGCCCTCTTGAGTCTCCCAGCGTCCGGCCGCAGCACTATCCTGCGACAGCGACAGACCAAGGGTCGGTCCATGCAGCGCAACGAGGTTTCTAACACGTCGGCCGAACCTCTGAGACAACTCAGTCGTATGGCTGGCAGCAAGAACCGAAGCACCGGGCACTCGCTGCATGAACCATGGCGGGAACGCAATCGAGCAGTATGTCGATTTCGCGCTCCCCGGCGGTGTGAATATCGCAAGCCTGTCAACGCTGTTGTCCGTCACTTCCTCGAGCGCCTGCAGTATCAGGCGATGATGACGGGCTGGTTTCAGGCCCAGCAGGTGGCACCAAGCGAGCAGGCTCGACCGGCACGCCTTCGATTGTTTTACCTGCTCCAAGCCTTCGATCATCTGCTGCAACTGATTTGAGGTCAGCGATGAGATGGTCGAGTTGGTCGTTGGTCCATCCTGCGAAGGCATTGAGGTCCATCTTTGCTGTGACGTTCACGGGCTTGCCATGGCCGCGGCTGAGTACCGCCTCTGCCGCGGTGATCTTGCTGGGCCACGGGCACTCCGGGTCTGCCAGCGCATCCACCATCACCTTCAGCGCCATGCCGTCATAGTCGCGGGCACGCAGTGCAATCGGGCGATAGTCGCGGTCCTTGGCAGGAGGCACTACCCCAGTGCGACGGCTCTTGCGACCGGCGCCCTTTCTCGAGCCGCCGTTGTGAACCCGGCCGTCGACCTTCTCAGATTGGTTTACGTCCATCAATCGATCTTATTCAATCTTTTTCAATTCAGGAAGGTGGGGGCCGTGCCTGCCTTTCGGCACCGCGCAGATCACGGTAACGGCCGTGCCCCCTTGCTTTCCCTGACTGCTCCCGCTATCGCCCGACGATTATTCTCCACGCCGAGGACGGGCAGGTTCCGCAACTTTGATTTCGCTCGCAATCAATCCTTTTTCAATTCAGGGCGGGCAGGGCTGATCACATCGTGCCAGACGATCTCGCTGCCGTACTCGGGGTGGCCGTGGATCGCTATCATGTCCGCGAAGCTGTCCCACACCGCCGTCGACCCCTTGGCAGTCAGCCAGCGTATGGCGCAGCGGCCGTCGCTGAAGATCACGCCCTCGAACTGGGGTGTCTCGGGAGGGTTCTTCTGCAGCGCATTGTGGGTGGCATCCGGCACGTTGCGGCGATACATTGTGAAGGCTCGCATGGACCGCGGCCTCTGCCGGTCTCTCACCACTTCCTCTACCAGTTCACGCACGATTGCGTTCGTCTGCTCCTGCGACATTCCGACCATTTCAGCGATACTCACTCCTCAGGGAACACAAAATCAGGGTCTTTGCCGGGGTAGATGATGTTGGGGTCTAGCTGCTCGTCCTTCAGCTTGCGAATGGCGGCGGCGATTTCGGCTCTTAGGCCAAACGGTACCGC